TTGAAGAAGAATACGCAAGATTAGAGGAAGAACAAACACAAGAAAGGCTTATAGCAGAACAAAAAGCAAGGGAGTCAGCATGGCAACGAAGACAATTAGTAAGCTCCCTGCAAGACAAAGCACTACAGATAGGAGCAGTGAGTCTAGTTACTATATACCTCCTCCTCCTGTTTTGGCTAATAACAGTAGACAGGAAGATAAGATGGGGTTTTTAATAGGTCTTATTGCAATGATGGCTGTGTTTGTCATAATGTTACCTGTAATAGGTTTTATGTTAATGGATATTAATACTGCTAGGCAAGAAGTACGTTATGAAGTAAAAAAGATTGAAAAACTTCGTAAAGAAATTGAACAAGAAAAGGATAAGAAATGATTCCAATTATAGGTGCATTACTAGGAACACTTGCAGAGAATGGTCTAGGACTATTATCTAGTGCTATCCAAGCTAAAGGCAAAGAAGTTGTAGAGAAAACCCTTGGTGTAAAGATTGCTGACAATCCAACACCCGCAGATGTAGCAACTTTACGGCAGCTTCAGTATGACCATGAAGAACGTCTGTTAGAACTTGGCATTGAAAAAGCTAAGATGGAACTGGCTGAGCTAGAGTTGTTTGCTAAGGCAGCACAAAGCGAAGAAGACAACGTATCTTCTCGCTGGAATGCAGACATGAGCAGTGACTCTTGGCTGTCTAAGAACATACGCCCTATGAGCCTTATAGCCATCTTTACAGGCTACTTTGTGTTTGCTATGATGAGTGCCTATGGGTACAATGCTAACGAAAGCTACGTTACCTTGCTAGGAAATTGGGGAATGCTTATTATGGGAGCATACTTTGGTGGTAGAACAGTAGAGAAACTAGCTGACTTAAGGAGTAAGAAATGAGCCTATCAGACCAACAAGCAGCTTTCCTGTTAGATATGTGTAAGCTCATTCAGTATGCTACAGAACAGGGCTTTAAGGTGACAGGTGGAGAACTTGCACGTACACCAGAACAACAGGCTATTTACTTTAAAACAGGTCGTAGCAAGACAATGAACTCCATCCACTTGAAACGTTGTGCAATGGATTTGAACTTCTTTAAAGACGGTAAGATTATTTGGGATAAAGAAATTATTGCTCCAGTAGGGGCATATTGGGAAAGTCTCCACCCTAAGAATCGTTGGGGTGGTAATTTTAAGTCACTTGTAGATTGTCCACACTTTGAAAGGAATGTTTAATATGCCAATGAAAAAAGGAAGTAGTAATAAAACAGTTTCAGAAAATATTCGCAAAGAAATGAAACAAGGTGTTCCACAAAAACAAGCAATTGCAATTGCGTTGAGTAAAGCAGGTAAGTCATTACCTAAACGTGGTCAACGTACAGCTAAGAACAAGGCTAAAAAATGAAGATGGCTTACGTGGAATGGGAAGATGCTGCTGATTTGGACGATAGTCCTTGGGCATTCCATGATGAGCCTTTTGTATACGTACCTGTAATTGCACACCAAGTAGGATTTGTTTTATATGATGGGCCTGAAGGTATGGTTTTAACATCCTCTTTTATTGGTGATGGAACAGTAGGTTGTCGTTCACAAATACCTAGAGGCATGATTCGTAACGTAACTATAATTGATGACAATGACTGATAGAACTAAATTCTTAGATGGTAGCGGCAAACGTGTTATCCTTGGCTTGTTCAAGGAGTTTGCTCGTGTTGATGTAAAGTTTAAACCTGTCTATACCTTGCAAGAGTGTAAAGACGTGTTCCTAGACTGCCGTGACCCATCTGAGTATTCAGTGGCTATGACATTGTTAGGAGATTGGGAACATTGGCAAGAAGTACGTAACCATCCCATCATTAAACCACACGTAGACAAATGGCAAGCAGAACTTGCTGTTAAACTACAGTCTGAAGCAATTGCACAGATTAAGCAACATGCTAAACTACCCGGTGGTACAGCGGCTGCTAAATGGCTTGCTGAGAAGGGTTACGTAGATGGTGGTGTTAAGAAGCCTGTAGGTAGACCTAAAGAGGTTAAAGAGGTTATAGCACCCTCTACAGGGCGTATAGCAGGGGATATGGCTAGACTTGGTATCATTGCTGGAGGAAAGAAATAATGCCTTACATGACCGCAGGAAAAAGAGATTATAAGAAGCAACAAGCATATGATGGTAAGCCCTCTGTTGTTAAAGATAGGGCTAAACGTAATGGTGCTAGGCGTAAACTTATGGATGAAGGTAAAGTAAGTAAGGGTGATGGTAAAGATGTAGACCATAAGAAACCGCTTAGTAAAGGTGGTGGCAATAGTCGTAGTAATTTACGTGTTACTAGTAAGAGTAACAATCGGAGTTTCTCACGCACTAAAACAGGGAAGATGAAGTGAAGAAAACCACTAAATCTAAAGTTAATCAAGCAGGTGTTTACACTAAACCTACAATGCGTAAAGCGTTGTTTGAGCGTATTAAAGCAGGTAGTAAGGGAGGCGACCCCGGTGAATGGTCGGCAAGGAAAGCACAACTTTTAGCTAAAGAATACAAAGCTAAAGGTGGTGGTTATAAATCTTAACAAGGAGTAACTTATGCGTATCATTGAAATTAAATCAACTAAATCATTCAAGCCTTGTGCTGGATGCCCTACACCAAGTAAATGCAAGGCAATGGGCAAATGCGCTAAGAAAATGAAATGAAGAACCCGCAACAATCTTTAAAGGATTGGACTGCACAAAAGTGGCGTACATCAGATGGAAAACCATCTAAAGGTAAGAAACGTTATTTACCTGATTCAGCGTGGAAAGACTTGTCTCCAGCAGAAAAAGCAGCTACTAACAAAGCTAAGGCTAAAGGTAATGCTAAAGGAAAACAGTTTGTTGCACAACCTAAAAACATAGCTAAGAAAACAGCTAGACACCGTTAACAAAGGTACATTATGTTTGTAATAGAATTTGTATTATGCTTAGCAATAAATGAGTGTATTGAGCCTATTGTGGATAAACCCCGTACTAGGCATGAGACAAAAGAAGCATGTATGCAAGTTGCCTATTACAAAGCATTAGAACTGTACATGATGAACGAACGTCCTAACTTGACAGTTAGTTATAAATGTTTACCAGAAGTAATTGGAGAAGAAGTATGATTAAGAAAGGTTCAGAATCGTTTTCTGGATATAATAAACCTAAGCGTACACCTAGCCATCCTACTAAGAGTCATGCAGTGTTGGCTAAAGTAGGTGACAAAGAAAAACTCATTCGATTTGGTCAAAAGGGTGTGTCAGGTAGCCCTAAGACAGAAGGTGAATCTGATGCTGCACGTAAGCGTAGAGAGAGTTTCAAAGCTCGTCATGCAAGCAACATTGCCAAAGGTAAGATGAGTGCTGCATATTGGGCAGATAAGGTTAAGTGGTGACTGAAAAAGAACTGGTTAGACAGGCAGCAGAAGCTGACTTATTAACGTTTATCAAACTTGTAGCTCCTCATCGTATGCTTGGTGCAGTGCATGAGGAATTGTGTTCATGGTGGGGCAGAGAAGACGCTAAAGACAACCAACTTGTCCTGTTGCCACGTGACCATCAAAAGAGTGCTATGATTGCTTATAGGGTTGCTTGGTGGGTTACAAAGCACCCTGAGACAACTGTACTGTATGTGTCTGCTACAGCTAACTTAGCAGAGAAACAACTTAAAGCTGTTAAGGATATATTCTTATCAGATATATACAGATTCTATTGGCCTGAAATGGTTAATGAGATGGAAGGTAAACGAGAGCGTTGGTCTATGGATGAGATTTCTGTAGATCACCCTAAGCGTAAGGCAGAAGGTGTTCGTGATGCTACAATTAAAGCAGCAGGTATTACAGCTAACGTCACAGGGTTACATTGTAATGTAGCTGTGCTAGATGACGTTGTAGTGCCTGACAATGCTTATACACAGCTAGGTAGAGATCAGGTTAGATCATTCTACTCACAACTATCTTCAATTGAATCTACAGGTGCTAGAGAGTGGGCTGTAGGTACTCGCTATCATCCCGGTGATTTGTATAAAGACATGATGGAGATGACTGAAACGTACATGTCTGATGACGATGAGACAGAGATTGAGAATCCTGTTTATGAAGTATTTGAACGTGTTGTAGAAACTGGAGGAGAGTTCCTTTGGCCTAAACAACGTAGAACAGATAGTAAAGTATTTGGATTTGATGCTAGAGAACTAGCACGTAAGAAGGCTAAATATCTGGACGTAACACAGTTCTATGCTCAATATTATAACAATCCTAATGCTGTAGAAACACAACTAATCGACCGTAGTAGATTCAACTACTATGAACGTGATAAGATTGAAAACTTTAGTGGAGCGTGGTACTTTGGAGACAAACTTCTACATATCTATTCTGCAATGGATTTTGCTTATTCTATTGGCGCAAACTCTGACTATACTGTTATCATGGTGGTTGGAGTAGATGAAGATAATAACTTTTATGTTTTAGATATTGATAGATTTAAAACAAATAAAATATCTGTAATGTATGATAAGGCTGAATTAGTATATCGTAAGTGGAAATTTAAAAAGATGCGTTGTGAAGTAGTAGCTGCACAGCGTCTTATTGTAGGACAATTTAAAGATTATATGCGTAGTCAAAACATTGTATTTACAATTGATGAATATAACCCACCTAAGAATATGCGTAAAGCTGAACGTATTGCTACCATTCTAGAACCTAGATATAATAATAATCAAATCTGGCATTATAAAGGTGGTAATTGTCAAACATTAGAAGAAGAATTAATGATGAATAATCCTGAACACGATGATATTAAGGATGCATTAGCTTCTTGTATTGAAATTTGTAAAGCTCCTATATCTAATCGGACATGGGGTAAACGAACAAATGTGGTTGCTTTTAATTCAAAATACGGTGGCGTAGCCTACTAAAAGGAAATAAGAAATGAATGAAAATGTACAAGTAAGTTATAATGATGATAGCTTGGCTAATAAGATTGCTGACATGTGGATGCGGTGGGATACTGCCCGTAGCGTATGGAAAACTGACCAACAAGAGTTACGTAATTATATCTTTGCCACTGATACACGTAAGACAAGTAATAGTAAACTCCCTTGGAAAAACTCTACTGTTACACCTAAACTTACACAGATTCGTGACAATCTTCATGCCAATTACATGGCTGCATTGTTCCCTTCTGAGAACTGGTTTTTCTTTGAGGCTACTAATAAAGATAAAGACCTTGCTGCTAAAAGACAAGCAATTGTTAATTATCTAAAACAGAAACTTAAAGCATCTAACTTTCAATTGTTGGTATCCCAATTAGTATATGACTATATTGATTTTGGTAATGTAATTGTTACTTATGATTATGTACGTGATGTTATTAGTGATGATACTGGTAATGTAGTTAATAGATATATTGGCCCTAAAGCCTATCGTATTAATCCTAACGACATTGTATTTAATCCATTAGCTGAAGATTTTAGTAAAACTCCTGTGGTACGGAGAATGCTTAAATCAATTGGCGATTTAATGACAGACCTTGAAACAAAACCCAACCTTAATTATAACAAGGCTGTGGTAGATAAAGCTATTTCTTTCCGTCAAAACTATAGGGATGACCCTGAGTTTAAGAAAGAAGTTAATATGGCTATTGATGGTTTTGGTAGTGCAGATGAATATTTAGAAAGTGACATGGTTGAGTTGTTGGAATTCTGGGGTGACATTTACGACCCAGATACTAAGACCTTATTGCGTAATCAACTCATTACCATTATTGATCGTAAGTGGGTGTTGCGTAAACAACCTAATCCGTTGTGGACAGGCAACAAACCTATGCACCACTGTGGTTGGAGATTGCGTACAGACAACCTGTGGGCACAAGGCCCATTAGACCAACTGGTAGGTATGCAATATCGTATTGACCATTTGGAGAACTTGAAGGCTGACGTATTTGATTTGATTGCCTACCCTGTCATGGTGATTTATGGCAACACTGTAGAGGAGTTTGAATACGAACCCGGTGCTACAATCTTTGTGGGAGATGAGGGTAAGGTAGACTTCCTTCGTCCTGATGCTACAGCACTGCAAGCAGACATGCAAATTGCTGAACTGATGGGTCGTATGGAGGAACTGGCAGGTGCTCCTAAACAAGCTATGGGTATCCGTACCCCCGGTGAAAAGACCAAGTATGAAGTGCAGACCCTTGAGAATGCTGCTGGACGTATCTTCCAAAGCAAGGTAAGTTGGTTTGAACGTAACATTCTTGAACCCCTGTTGAATGGTATGTTGGCTGAATCTATCCGTAATTTTGAAGGTGTAGAACGTATTCGTGCCATTGATGAGCAGTATAACACAGAAAGCTTTGTGGAGATTACTAAAGCAGATTTGATGGCTGAAGGTAAGATATACCCTGTTGGTGCTAGACACTTTGCTGACCAAGCTAGGTTTGTACAAGAGTTGACACAAACTATTGCTGCTGTACAAAGCATCCCCGGTGTGGCTGCACACATGTCTGGCAAGGCTATTGCCAAGGCTCTTGAGGAGAACTTGGGATGGTCAAACTACAAGATTGTACAGGATAATGCTTCTGTGTTTGAAGCAGCAGAGACTCAACGATTGATGAACCAAGCCTCTGAAGATGTACAAACAGAAGCTGCTGTAGACCCGATGGGTGCACCACTTGACATGGAAGAAGGAATGGAGTAAAATGAATAAACTATTACTTAATAATAAACCTATAGATAGTAGTAATGAAGAATTTATTAAAGCTTGGAATAATAGTAGTTATGTATTTGAAGCTTTATATAAGACATTAAGTAATATGAGTCAAGATATTAACAATGTTAAGAAAGATGATTTTGATTGTCCTAACCATTATGCTAAACTTAGCTATCAGATGGGACAGACTAAAATGATAGATTTTATCATTTCTTTGTTACCTGATTCTGCCAAAGGGTAACGTTTTTAAAGAACATGACACTAAGGCAGTCAACTTTTTAGGAGAGATTCCGCATGACCAATGCATCAATTTTCGGTGGCTCTGACGACAACCAGAACACCAATACACCCGCAGCGACAACTGAGGGACAGCTTTTTACCGCACTTGTTGGTGAAACGCAAAAATACAAAACACCAGAAGAATTGGCTAAAGCTTACACTAATGCTGACCAGTTTATTGAAACCTTGAAAGAGGAAAATCGTAAACTACGTGAGCAGACAATGGCAGCTAAAACAATTGATGATGTTTTGGAACGTATGTCGAAACAAAGCAATGCACCAGAGAACGACAATCCTCCTGCTCAGGGTTATACCCCTGAAGATGTGCAACAGCTTGTAGAGAAGACGTTAGTAGGTCGTGAAACAGCTAAAGTACGACAAGATAATTTGATGCTTGCTGACAAGCTTATGAAAGATAAGTTTGGTGAGAAAGCAGAAGAAGTCTTTAAGCAACGTGCAACAACACAAGCTAAAGGACAAATCTTGATGGAACTAGCAGCTAATGACCCGCAAGAGTTTGTATCTTTGTTTGTTGGGGTTACTCCAAATAACTCTAACACTATGGATACTGGTTCTATGAATACAACTTCAGTACCTTCTACTGGTGGTGATAGATCAAACATTGAAGGCTCAAAAGCATGGGCTGCAAAGATTCGTAAAGAGAATCCTTCTATGTACTGGTCACAAGACTTCCAATATAAGTTACAACAAACTGTTACGAAAAACCCCGCCCTATATTTTGGGCAATAAGGAGATTTAAATGGCTGGTACAGATTATGCAAAGGTTAATGACCATCTAGTTCGCACAGAACTTTGGTCTGCCGAATTGAAAGATGTGTTGCAAGAACAATTGATGGGTACGAAGTATGTTCGTATGCTCAATGGTTTTCCTGATGGTAATCAATTTACTATCCCCTCTGTTGGCGAGTTGCCAATGCGTGAAACTGGTGAACTTACCCCTGTTGTGTATGACGCAATGGATACTGGTGAATTCACTTTCACAATTGATCGTTATGTGGAATCCGCTACATACATCACTGATAAAGCCAAACAAGACAGCTACTACGCTGCTCAACTGATTGGTATGTTCCCTACTAAGATGCGTCGTGCATTGGATGAGAATTTGGAATCTTCTGTATTCTCTCTTGCCAATCAACAAACATCTGGTAATGCGAACGCTATTAATGGTGCTGACCACCGCTTTGTTGCGTCTGGTTCTACTAACACTGTGTTGGCTCTGTCTGACTTTGCTAAAGCTAAATACGCTTTGGACAAGGCTCAAGCAGGTGGCGCACGTGTTGCCATTATCGACCCTTCACAAGAGTATGTGTTTAACACTCTGGTTGGAGCACAAGCATTCACTAACAACCCTGCCTTTGAAGGTATTGTTCAAGGTGGATTTGTTAACGAAGTAACAGGTATGCGTTTTATCCGTAACATCTTTGGTTTCGATGTGTACGTGTCTAACTTCCTCCCTGCTGCCTCTGAAGCTGCTGCCTCTACCCTTGGTGGTGTTACCGTACCTGCTACCCCTACCGTGAACTTGTTCATGTCTGTTGGTGGTGATTTGACTCCGTTTGTTGGTGCATACCGCCAGATGCCTCGTGTTGAGTATGAGCGTAACAAAGACCTGCGTCGTGACGAATACGTTATGAATGCACGTTTTGGTTTGAAGCTCTATCGTCCTGAGTGTTTGGTTTCTGTTATCACCAAGAACACCATCTAACATTGAAAGGATAATAAAATGACTCGTGCTTCTACATGGACTAATGCCGACGGTTTGGTTGTTGGTTTTGGTAATAACTTCCCTGAGCGTAATGATGCTGGTGTCAACGAAGTTGACGGCAACGACAAGTCTGCTCAATTAAACATCACTTACCAAAGCACCTCTGGTGCAAGTGGTGCTAAGATCAGCATTCCTGCTGGCTCTATCGTTAAAAACGTGTACATGAAAGTTGGTACTGCTTGGGTTGGTGGCACTTCACTGACGTTTGGTGACGCAACTACTGCTGCTGGCTGGATTACAGCTACACAAGCTGCTACTGCTAACCTTACAGCAAATGCTGCTATTCAAGCTCAAGGCTCTTATGCATATACTTCTACAGAGGGTCAACTCCCTCCTAAAGCGTATGCAGCAGCTACTGACTTGTATGTTACTGTTGCAGGTACATTCACTGCTGGTACAGCTACAATTTTTGTAGAATACGTTTAATGTAACGTAAAGGGGGGAGTGTAATGCTCCTCTCTTTTATTTTGGAGAAACAATGGCAACGGTACAACACTCTGCAATTACTGACCCGAACATCCATGAACCTAAAGGTGTAGCAGCAGCTACAGTTAATAAGCTTTATGTTTCTAATGGTACAGGTAGTGGTACATGGAAAAAACTTAGTCCTCCACAACTTAGTGGACTTACTACAAATGGTCAAGCAGGTGATACTATTACTGTCGATGGTGCAGGTAACTTTGTACTTTCAGGTACACCCCATGGTCAAGTAGACTTTTATAATTTAGGCACACCTTATACACTAACCTATCCGTCCTCATTTACTAAACTTGCTCCTACAACTACAGCAGGTGGATTTCCTTCTAACTTTACTGAATCGACCACTGGTCGTCTTACATACACTGGTACAGACACTGTACCTGTTTCTGTTTTTTATTCTGTATCATTAGATCAAACATCTGGTGCAGATCGTGATCTTGTTGTGGCTATTTATGAAAATGGTAGTGTTGTTGGTGGTCAGTCTGTAATTACAACTACTACAGGACAAAAACACGTTATGTGTGGTACTACTGTTACTACTATGGCTACAGGTGATTATGTTGAACTTTATATTTTAAACAATGGTGGAAGTGGTAATATTCGTTTATATGCAATGCAATTGAACGCTATTTTCGCAGGAGCATAATATGGCGAAACTAACGCTATTAGATATGACGCAGAACATTCTGTCTGCAATGGACAGTGACCCTGTAGACTCTATTGATGAAACAGTAGAATCAGTGCAGGTAGCAGACTTAATTAAAGAAGCTTTCTTTGAACTTATTAGCCAGCGAGACTGGCCTTTTTTGTTTCAACTTGTACAACTCACTGGCTTAGGTGATACTAGTAATCCTACCAAGATGATGATGAGTGATACTTGGAATAAAGTTAAGTGGATTAAGTATAATAAAAAAGAAGTAGAATATGTTACACCAGAAGACTTTAAGAATCTTATTGATAATAGAGTAGCACAAGCAAATGTTATTGATGCTAATGGTTATGTAATTAATGCAGACCCACAATATTGGACTAGCTATGATGACAAGTACATTACTTTTGATGGGTATGACTATACTGTAGAAAGCACCCTTGTAGGGGCTAAAACAAGCGTATACGCTGTTGTACAAGCTAGTTGGACTCATGTAGACACCTTTGTTCCTAACCTCCCTGAGAAGTTCTTTCCTACCCTCCTAGCAGAAGCTAAGAGCCAAGCATTTGTTAACTTGAAACAACAAGCTAATGGTAGAGAAGAACGTAAAGCACAACGTGGTAGAAATACTATGCGTAACGAAGCTTGGCGTAATGAGAATGGTGAAGCCAAGTATAACAACAAAGTTAATTACGGGAGAAGGTAATGAAGAATAAAAAAGAATTGACACCAGAAAAATATAGGGAGATGGCTAATGATAAATCAATTCCTCAAGAAGCACGCAACATGTTTCTCGACAAAGCTGTTGAGATGGAACAAAAAGCTTTTAAGCATTCTAAAGAAATTAAAGATGTGAATCAGCACAAGTGGAAAGGTGAAATGAAATGAGCGAAGTCTTTGACAAAGTAATGAAGAAAGCTGCTGAGCAGAAACAGATGGCTAAAGAACGTAAAGAGATGCGTGAGTTAGCTGGTGAAGTTAACAGCCTTGTTATTGAAGCTACTCCTAGTGGATTGTACAGTGTTCGTTACTCTATGTCTGGCCCTGTACCTGATGAGTTAAAGGGCTTGTTTACTAGGCGTGATCGTATCATTGCAATTGCACAACGTAGAAACATTCCAATTGAGGGCGTAGCATAATATGGTAGCACCTAGTGTTAAGGGCAGTTTTACTTTTGTAGGTGGCCTCAACACAGAAGGGGGCTACTTCATTACGCCTGAGAATAGTTGGAAAGATGGCGTTAATGTAGTTCCAAACACAGATGGTGTATTACAGCGTAGAAATGGTATTGACTATGAAAGTCTTTATCAACTCTACGCTAGTGCCATTACTGCTGACCAAAAAGATTTGTGGGCATTCACTGTAGGTAATTGGTCTACTGTTGGTGGTAATGGTAATTTAAATTTCTTTGTGGTGCAAACTGGCTACACTCTGTCGTTCTATGATTCCTTATCAGGAAGCGTTAGTTCAACTAGAAAGTCATTTACAATTGATTTACGTTCTTATAAAGCCACAGGTACTACTGCTACCGATGGTACAGATGTAGCTAGTTTTGCATCCACTTATGGTAGACTCATTGTAACTACCTCTAGTACTAATCCTATATTGGTTGAGTACACAGCATCTACTGACACAATTACTGTGTCTACAATTACAATTAACATACGTGACTTTGAAGGCTTTGAATCCCCTTTAGCTGTTGACCAAGAGCGTACTGAAGCTCAGTGGACAGCATTAACTCCTACATTCCTTACACAAGCTAAATATAACTTGTTTAACCAAGGATGGACAGAAACATTACTAACTACATACAAGACAGCTAATGCTAGTAAACTTCCTGCCAATAGTAAGAATTGGATTTCAGGTAAGAATACATCTGATGACTTTGATGCTGCTCTATTAAATAAACAAGACTTTGGTACATCACCTGCACCTAAAGGTCGTAACATATTAAATGCTTTCTATCAAGATAGAAGTAGCATTATTACATCCACTGCGTTTAGACCGAAAGTGTGTGCCTTCTTTGCTGGTCGTGCATGGTATGCTGGTGTAGGTAGTGCTAAAGAACTAGGCACTATATATTTTAGTCAAGTGTTGGATGTTATTGGAAACGTTGGTAAGTGTTATCAACAGAATGACCCTACATCAGAAGTGTTCAGTGACTTGTTAGATAGTGATGGTGGTACTATCCAGATTCCTGAAGCTGGTGAAATTATTGGATTGCAACCACTTGGTCGTGGTATTGCAGTGTTGGCTAGTAACGGTGTATGGTTCATCAGTGGACTTGACACAGCATTTACAGCGTCTAACTACTCAGTAGCTCGTGTTAGTAACGTGGGTTGTACATCTGCTAAATCCATTGTAGCTGTGGAAGACAGTTTACTTTATTGGAGTAACACTGGTATCTATACACTTGCCCCCGGAAACACAGGTGCTGAGTTTAGCTCACAAAATATTAGTGATAAAAATATTAAAACTTTCTATCAGAATATACCTGTGTTAAATAAAATCTATGCTGAAGGTAGTTACAACGTCAGTAATAAACTTATCTATTGGTTATATTCTAAAACAGACACTGGTTCTACTAGCAGTGGTCGTTATAATAAAACTAGTGTGTTGGCACTAGATGTTAAGCTAGGTAGTTGGTATTGGTTTGACTTTGACACAACATTGGGTGTTATTCCTGTGTCATTAGAAATTACAAAAGAAACTACATTGAGCAGTAGCACATACGATGTGTTGGTTGGTGCAGACACTGTGGCAGTGAGTGCTGATAGTGTCGTAGCTACATTGTCTGTAGTTAATGGTACTGTGCAACAGTTTAAGTTTTTAACATTGCATCCTGTTACTAGTAACAACTATTCGTTTACATTTGCTGACTTTGAGAATACACGTACAACTACTACTAAGTTTAAAGATTGGTATACGTATAACGATGCTGGTGTAGAACAAACGTCTTATTTCATTACTGGTTATGAGATGGCTGAAGTAGGCCCTGCACGTTCTAAGAGTGCTCAATACATCACTACGTTTATGAAACGTACAGAAACTAGTTTTGATGAGAATACAAACCCTGTTAACGCTAGTGGTTGCATGATGCAAACAAGATGGGATTTTACAGACAACAGTTATGCTGGTAAGTGGCAAGATGAAGTACAAATATATAGACAACTTAGACCTTATTTTGCTGAACCACTAACTACGTTTGACGATGGTTACCCATTAGTCATTAATAAGAATAAGGTAAGAGGCAGAGGTAAAGCATTGCAGCTTAAGTTCTCTAGTGAAACAGGTAAAGATATGCAGATGGTTGGTTGGACAACTACCTTCCTTGGCAACCAAAATGTATAGGAGTATATAATGTCGTTTTTTAAAGATTTAGTTTATGGTGGTGTAGGATTTTTAATTGGTGGCCCTGCTGGTGCTGCTGCTGGTGTTGCCTATAGTAAAGGTGAAGACGTTGTTGAACAACAAAAAAAACAAGTAGATGCTACTAGGAGAGCACAAGAACAAGCTCGACAACAATATGCTGCTGAATCAAAGAAAGCAGAAATACAAAATATACGATCTGTAAGGCAACAAATTAGGCAATCACGTATTGCACAAAGTAGTATGCTTAACGTAGGTGCTCAAACAGGTGGCATGGGTAGTAGTGCCATGGCAGGTGGTATGTTTAGTGTTAGTAGTCAACTAGGTAGCAATATAGATTATATGTCACAAATAGCAAAACAAAATACTGCTATTGGTGGTTTTGCGTTAGGTTATAGTAATGAGATGGCTAATGCATCCATAGCTGCATCTAGACAACAACTTGCTAGTGCTCAAATGGGAATGGCGACTTCTATTTTTGGTGGTGTAGGTGGTTACGAAAAAGTTGCAAAGGTATTTGCATAATGAGTGACTTTGATCTCTATGAGACAGTAGTACCACTCAAAAAAGAAAATGAGCCTAAAGCTAATGGCACATTGTCTTTAATGTATGGTTTAAACAATGGCGACTTTCTAGGGGCAGCACAAGAGCAAGCCACACTAGGGCCAGCGCACGTAGCTAATGAACGTGCTAAACTTGCTCGTACAGATGAAATGCAGCTTCTTAAAGAGGCTACATTAAACTTAGCTAAAGATCAAAATAGTGTTGCTGTAGAAGCAGCTTTGAATGAACTTAGACAACTTGCTGTACCTAAACCAGTTTCTTTCCATGATGATGTAACCGATAGTGTTGCTCCTGAGATTGAAGTCGCTATGATTAAAACAGGTAAGGGTTTGGATGAGATTAATCGTAGAACACTGCAACTTAAGAATGATGTTGCATTACGCACATTGTTGGAAATAAACATTGATAGTTTAGATGAACGTGGTATAGCTAATCAACTGCTTCGTGATGTAACTGGTTTTACAACTGTACAAGATTGGAGTAGAGTATCTCCTGTTGTCAATGAGATGTTAGAAGCTAATGGTTTTACTGGCAGTAGAGCACTTACATTTGCCACCGCTGCTGAGAATACACGCACACTGTTACGTAATGTTCCCGCAGAAGATGTTGGTAAACTTATAAATACCATTACTAGTAAGCTTATTCCTGTGTTGGGTGAGGGTGGTGCACGTAGGTTCTTGACTGCTGTTAGTAGTCAATTAACATTAGACCCTGTATCAGAAATAGCTTTTGGTAGTTTAGATGCATTACAAATTGCTGCTTTAACTAAAGCAGGTATTCGTGCGTCATTAAAAGCTTCTAAAGGTGTGTCTGTAGGTAAGAGCATTGGTGCTAGTGATGCAGTGGCTGCTGACTTGGCTACAACCATTGAGCATGGTAAAGGTATCTTAGGTGCTAGTAAAGCAGACTCTGTAGATGCTGCTATGTCTACTCGTACCCTTTTGTCAGATGAGTTAGATGGAGCATCTCCTGAGATACAAGCAGCCCTCCGTAAACGCCTTGAAACCACCCTTAAAGACCTAGATAATAGCATGTACACAGGTGGGGCTAACATAGATGAAATAATGGCTTCTAAGGCCCGTTTAGAGCGTATTTACAATAAGGAATCTAACCCCTCCATTGTATCATCTAAAGTGACTACAGATGTACAAGCAGGTAAGTTGAATGTAGATGTTTTGTATGGTGACTCTAATGGTAATGCATTCGCAACAGCAGAAGAAGCATTAGACTATTACAAGCAATGGAAACGTGGTGAACTAGAAGTAGTACCTGTTGGTGGCACTGATGCTGAAAAGATTCGTGTCATGGAAGACTTAGACAGTAAAATTACATCTCTTACTAATGAACTTGTATTGGTAAAGTATGTGCCTAGAATAAGCACATCAAATAACTTAATAGATTTAAAACGTGAATCACCTTTCTTTAGTTATACAAGATCACAATCAACTGACTATAGCCGTGTTATTCCTGCTGCTAGGGCAGTCACTGAGCAACAACCATTGTTGCAAGATGTATGGCAATCTGTACGTAATACAGTGTTTTTAAAAGAACGTTTAGTTGTAGATAATTTACTTGAAACTTTACCTAAACAAACTAAAGTAATTATTCAAGATGGCGGTGGTAGATCATATTATATGGCAGCATCTGATACAATGGTATTGTATGGTGGCAACAAAGATATGAATGTATTTACACATGAAATAATTCATGCTGTAACATCTAATAAAATTGCTTATGGTAAAGTAAATCCTAGCAGTAGCATAGGTAAGATTGTTTCTAATATGGACAACTTACGTGCTGTTGTTATTGACAACATTAAAAAAGTAAAAGATAAAGATTTAAAAGATACACTAGAATATTTAACAAAAGACTTAGAAGAATTTAGTACATCTGGTTTGTATAGTCTTAATCAAATACCTAAAGTAGCTGTATTTTTAGATTCTATTAAGTATAAGAATACTACAGTGTTGTCTGCATTGTGGAATGCATTTAAAGATTTATTGGGATTTGGTAAGAAAGACACTGCACTATCTGAATGGTTTGGTTTGGTTGAAGAAATGTCTAAACAAGGTTTGACAGTAAGACTTCCTGAATCACTTAAAGCGGGTGACAATACTTTCTTAAACCCATCTGTATTGCGTGTTTATCCTAAATATGGTGAAGTGGTAGTAAACAAACATGTAGACAATGTGTTTAAAGAGTGGGAAAGTGCTGTAGCTGATCGCATTGATGCAGACCCTATGTTTGCTCCTTCATCAGAAGGTTTCTATGTGCGTCAGAAAGTAGATATGCCTGTCTTCTTGGAAGACATTGGTAAAATATCTCAGGATGAATTAGATAAGATGCACATTATGTTGGGCAAGGTTAATCCTCGTTTAGCATCTGTTGATTCAATATATTCTCCGGCACTTACCAGCATGTACAAAAGAACTAAGTACGGTAAAGTGTACAGTGATTTTATTAAAACTAGTTTTGACAGATTAAACGGTGATTCTATTGACAAGGTTAATAGAGCACTGGTACAAACAGAAAAACTAAAGCGTGACATGACTGTGTTTGAATTAGGTGAACATGGTGTTAAAACAGCTAATGAACAAGAAGCCTATTATGCATTCCGTACAATGCGTAATGTGCAATATTATTATAAAAACAAAGAAGCTGTTAATGCACTAGTAGCTCGTGGCTACCATAATGTGTTTGTTGGCTTGGATGAACTTGGTCAATTGTCAGGCCCTGCTAAGAAACGTAACTTAGAAGACTTCATGTACAAAAATGTATATGATGTTGACAATAATAAAATGGTTACAGTTACATTAGATAATGTATATGAGTTGGATAGTAGAGGTTTGCAGATTTATGAGTATGCTAAAGCACAACAAATAGAAGGTCGTAGAGGTCACATAACTGTGGTTGCTGTACCACCTAACAAATTAAGAGTTGGGGATTTGTCTAGTGTTGTAGGTAGAGCAGACGGTGCATATAGCCGTATCTACACTGAAGAATACTTTATTAAAATTAAAGGTAAACAACTAGTCAATGATGTACAAGAAGACATGGAATATGCTTTCCGTACTGCTGCATCAGAGAAAGATGCTGCTGCTTATGTAAAAGGCTTTAATAGTTTACTTAATGTTCGTAAAGGACTAAAAGTAATTACTAGTAATGATGTGTCTAAAGCATTAGGTATGTTTGAAAAAGAAGCAGAGAAACTCGCCACTGATCTTAACAATGGTGTGTTTGATGGTGCTACAGCTAAGTTTAACTATACTAGACTTGATGATAACTTCTTTAGAGACACTACTGGTATTGGTAGTGATGACATGTCTGGTGGTAAAATATTTTGGTCTGAAAGAACAGAACAAGGTGTTAAATCTATTAGCACTGGTAGCAGTGACTTAGAGATTCAAGGGCCGTTACAAAGCTTGGAAGCAGAGATTAGCAATACATCTAGATTCACTGCAATTAATGAGTGGAGACGTAATGCTATTCAACGCTGGTACAATACGTTTGAAGATGTTATTTCTTCTTCAGATAAGTTGAACACAAAGACTGCTGAAGATGTGTTCTTTAATGTGGTTAATAATGCTAAGGGTTATGCACTTACTGACGCAATGCCTAGACAGATGTTGTCCACTAAGGATTTTATTATTAATCAACTTGCTGTTAAAACAGCAGATGAGAAACTGATTCAACACGCAGTTAACACCATTACTAATAACGTTGTGCCAACTGCATTCTCACACGTAGGCCAAGTGATACGTAGAGCAAACGTAATTGAGTGGACTAAAGGTGTTAGCTCAACATTAATGCTAGGTATGTTTGCCCCTGCACAACTTGCTGTGCAAGCATCAGGAATGTTGTTAGCAGCCACTATAAGTCCTATACATGGTGTTAAAGCAGCATTCTCAATTAGACCAATCTTGATTGCGTTAACATCTGACAATCCTACTGTGTGGAGTAAAGTACATAAGTGGACTAGCGTAGCTAAATATACAGGCATGGATATGTCTGAGTTTAGTAAGGTTGCTTCTGCAATTAAACGTGTAGGCTTGTTAGACAACATTGGTGCATCTTCTGTATACAATAGTGGTGAAGGTAGTGTAAACATCTTTGCTAAGAATCAGAATAGATTTAGACAAGCACAGATGATGTTCTTTAACACTGGTGAAGAAATTAACCGAGTAGGTGCTTTTGAAATTGCACGTAGAGAATTTATTGCAAAGAATCCCGGATTAAATTGGGAATCAAACACAGCATTAGAATCCATTGTACAACGTGCAGATGACTTGTCTATGAACATGGCACAGACTAATGAAGCTCGGTTTAGTAAAGGTATACTTGGTATTCCATTACAATTCTTGCAACATAACATTAGACTTGGTACAAACATCTTTGCTGCTATGTCAGGTTTGATTGGAAAGAAATCACCTACACTAACTACTTCAGAAGCCTTCCAACTTACGTTGGGAAGTTATCTGTTGTATGGTATTAGTAATAATGCTACACCAGACTTTATTGAAGATTGGTTAGGTGAAAAACTTAATGGTGTTCTTTCTGAACAACAAAAACAATATTTTACACAAGGTTTGCTTGCAGGTATTATATCTACTATTGGTGAAGAAGTAACTGGTCAACGTACTAACATTGCGCTAGGTAGTCGTCTGTCTTCTTTACAATGGTACGAAGATTTGTATGATGCAATGGGTAGTTTACTCAGTGGTGATAAGGTAGACATAGCTAAACTTGCTGGCCCTACTGGTTCTACATTAAAAGCAATACTGGAAGTACCTGTAGTGCTACAAGACTTCTTGAGTAAAGATGAATTTAGCTTAGCTGATTTTGGTAGAACACTGTCTACACTTGGTGCTACTATGGTGTCTTCATGGAGAGGTATTGATAAGGCTTATTGGGCCTATCATGCTAATGGTATGGTGCTAAACAAACGTGGTGACCCTGTTGCTGTGTTAACCACACCAGAGATGATATTTCAAGCACTTGGTTTCCAAAGTACAGAGGCATATGAAAGTAGCACTGTGTTTAAAACTAAGCAAGACTACACCAACACAATGAAGCGTTATGCAGATGCACAAATTAGATTGATGGGTCTAGCACGTAAAGCATATCTTGCTGGTGACACAGAGTCTATGAATGCAAACTACAGGGCAGCTAGTGCAATCACTGCACCACTTCCTGAAGCAGATAAAAAGCAAATAGCAAGAATGGTTAAAGATTCTACTTCATACGACACTGTAGGTAGAGAGGCATTTAATAAGTGGGCTACACAAATGTCTAGCCATAAAAATCGGTTACTAGTAACAAATCCATATGGAGAAGTGAATGGCGAATAGTATGTACAGAACAGACATTACACGAAGTGATGAGCCAGCAATGGCTAACCCTAATACACTAGCTAAAATTAGTGAGGCACAAGTTGCTCAAGTAAGAAGTGAGACAGCATTAGCAGAAACATTCTCTAGGGTTGGTGCTGATATTTTTAGTGGTGTAACTAAAGCATATGGTACACAACAAGCTGAGAAGAAAGTAAAAAAACTTGGTGAGGATATATCTACTGGTGTAGATGACTTAAGAAGTCAGATGGATGAAATTATCGCTATGGATACATCCAATAAAACTAAGGCTGAGTTAGAACGAGCACAGATGATGGGGAACGAAGACGAGATTCGTACTGGTGCAATTCTTGCTGGTGCTGACCCTGTTATTGCTGCACAAGTAGCAAATGTATTCACTACTGAGAACGAAAATAAATTCGTATCTAATTTTAGAAATGAACAACAACGCATTATGTTAGCACGTGATGCTATGCCACAACGTCAACATGAAATGATGTTGCGGTCAGAAGCATTGTTGAAGAAAGCCATTGCAGAAACACCTGAACTTGCTAATAACTTTAGACAAATTGCACAGCAAGTTACTGGTAAAGAACGTGTTGATTTATACAGTGTTAATAAATTGTATGAAGACATTAATTTTATTGAGCGTCAAAAACAAGAGGCTGGTAAAGCTGCACAGAAACAAGAAGACATGATGCGTACTGCATATGTCAACGATAGAAAGCAAGCTGGTGGTGTTAGTGAGACACAAGCACTTTTAGAGTGGCAACAAAAGAGTCCTAAAGAAAAGTTTGAACTGGCACAATCTTCTGTTGCATATGCACAAAGTACGAAAGATGCAGATGCTGCACTGAGAGCTGGTGGTAACGCACTTCTCAATTTGACAACTCTTACTAAAATTACTTTTGAAAACGAGTTGCTTGGAGAGAACACCAGAATAATGTCTCAATTAAAACTGTTGGGTGTGTCGCCTCAACAAATTGCGTCAGGACAAATTCCTCCTGAAATAGCAAATAGTGACGCATATAAAAAGTTAATTGACGAAGGTGGTACTAAAATTCTCAATGTATTGGATGCTCAGTATAAAGCCATGAACGATAAGCTGATTGAGAAAATCAAAGCTGTACCTGCTGACGCAAACATTGTGCGTCAAGCACAGCAAGATTTAGAATCATGGTACGACAAAGAAAAGAAATACTATACTGAAAATAAAACTAGTTGGTTACTTGCTACTGCTGCTGAGCCTAAAGACCCACTAGAAACAATGCAAAAACGTTTTACATTTATTAACACATTTGTACAAACGTTAGGTATACCACCAGATGTAGCTGGTGCGTTAATATTGAATGGTGATACAAAAGCATATAACGATGCAATAGCACGTTATCCAAATTCTGCTAGGGAATTAGCACACATTCAAGCATTAAGAAAAGCTGCTTTGCAACAAGTATCCACACAAGAGTTTATGCAACTTGCAAAAGACTTTGATGCATATAAAGCAGATGGTAATAAATCTAATAAAACACCAACTAACATATCTGAAGCAACTGCTGTGTGTATGAGTTATGAAGCATGTGCTGATACTACTAGAAAAGCAGTAACTGATAAAAACGTAGTTGTAGAAGACCCTATAGGATTAGTAAACGAACAAGTTAAGTTTGGTTTGCTTACACCTGCTGCTACAGAACGTCTGTTAAAAAGTGGTTTGCCTACCATTACTGCGTTTATTAATACCAGAGTACCAGAAGCAGATAGACCTAATGTTCTTAATTTAATTAACATGTCTGTTGAAAGTAAAGTGTATGGTGCATTAGGTAATGGTGACATAGCTAAAGCAGCTTTTACAGAAGCACTTGCTAAATACGATAGGTATAAAGATATTGGTGTTACACTTACATTTAAAGATGTTACTGGTGCTAGTGCACTATCAGTAATGCCTACTAAACCTACTCCTAATACACCACCAAATAAACTTAGTGTATTACAAGATTGGCAACGTGTTGGTTCTTCTCGACCACCACCTGCTATGGGGACATTAGAAAAACAATTAAAAGTTGTTGATGATGCATTACGAATTCAAGCAGCATTGACTAATGTATCTATTTTTGAATTGCGTAAAAAGTTTATACAGACATTTACAAGTCAAGGTAGTATTAGTGAAGCATATACTTCACAAACACAAGCAATGACTACTGGTAAACCTACACCTGCTGTACAGACACCACCTGCTGAACCTGTAGCACCCACTACTAGCACTGACTTCACTGGTGCTGCATCAATACCTGCTGCTGCACAAGCTAACATGGATGCAATGAGGATTGAAGAAGAAAAAGCTAATGCTGCTAAACCTGCTGCACCCCCTGCTGCTGCACAAGTTACTAGTAACGCACCTACTGACCAATCTAAAGTTGTTAAATTTAATCCTGAAGGAGAGGGATATGACTATGAAACTGCTCTTAAATATGGTATGGGGCCGGATGGCACAGGTGAAAATGCTGGTCATTGGGGTTCTGTAGCACCAGCAAGTAAAGAAGATAAACAAAAGTATAAATTGCCAGATGAGTCCTATGTAATATTAAAAGGGCGTAAACATGAAACTTGGCAAAAAGCAGTTGATGGAGAACAAGAACGTGGTTTTGAGATTAGAAAGTTTGGCGATAGGTATTTTTCTGTTCCAGTAAACAAAGCACGTACAACAACAGGAAAACTAATTGATGAACGTAAGCAATCTAAACAAACTAAACCATCAGATATTATTGCCCCAAAGAAAAACCCTTTGTCTGGTCAAAGACCTGACTTGCAGCCTGATGCTATCCCTGCTACTAGTAACGCTCCTGCTCGTACATCTACCACTAAGAAATGGTGGCAACCAAATGAGTGAGTATGCTGATTTAGTTAAGAATCCTAAAGAGTGGGCAACAGTCAAGTATGATGACCCACGTTTAGATGCATTTGCTATGGATGTTGAGAAGCGTTACAACTTACCTACTGGCATGATTGTTGCTTTGAAGAATGCTGGTGAACGCACTAACATAGGACAAGTTAGTCCTAAAGGTGCTAAAGGTGTTATGCAATTTATTGATAGTACTCGTAAAACATATCCACATGATGTGGCTGACCCATTTGATAGTATTGATGCTTCAGGTAGATATATGTCTGACTTAGTTAAGCAGTATAAGAATCCCATAGCTGCTATTGCACACTATAATGGTGGAAATGCTGCTGCTAAAGCAGTGTTAGAAGGTAAGCAACCACCTAAAGCAGAGACTAGAAACTATATAAGTAGGATACGATCATATCTAGATGAACGATTTACAAAATAAAAAAGGGGCATTAAGCCCCTTTTCTGTTACTAGTATTACGCTACTTTAGTCACATCAAATCCCAAGAGGCGCATCATCGTCATAGTTAGATGTTCTCCTCCAGATACCTTTGCTTGCAATCTCAGATGCTTCCGTAGGGCTGATCTTGCTTGATCGTAGCTCACGAATAATGCTTTCAAAGACTTTGGCAGACTGCCCTTCACTCGTTTGATTTTGTACACGTTGTTTCCTTTCTTCTCTTGCAATTAAATACTCAATGTTGTGCTTAGCCTTCATTAAGTCCCCTATAGAGTCACCCTTATATTTATGGCGTATCAAGTATTTTAATGCACTTGCTTCCCAACCATTCATATCATAGGCTTCCCAAATCTCCCATGGCTGAATCTTATGACCCTTGTAATGACTACCGCCATACTGTTTACTCATTACTTCTTCATAACTATCCATCATTCTGCTTTCTTGAACAGAGCAGGAAGCTTATCTTCTTTCTCTGCTTTATCCATTGCATCTTGTATAAGTTTAATAAACCCTGTCTGTAAGATTAGTTGATGCATCTCTGGGCTAATGTCATTTAGTTGAACATCAACACTACCATCATCATTTTCGTTGAGTACTTTTAAAATCATCTTTCTTCTCCTTAAAACTGTTACAGATTTGATGTACTTTACCATCAGTAGTTTTGAATGTCAAGACAATTTCTAGTGTCTTATCTGTCTCGTACACGTTAAGACCCATGTGCCTACGCATAGCGTCCATCATTTTATAGCTATCATCGTTAGTCATTCATTTCCTTTCTGATTGTTTTCTTAGCCTTCCATACAAGCTTCTTTGCATACTTAGGCGAACAACCCAATATAGCAGATATTTCTACGTAAGACAACCCATCGTATTCTTTTAACAACAGTGCTCTACGTTGCTTGTTAGGCAATGTATTACAGACAGCAGTTACACCTTCTACCTTTTGCTTAACTGCAAGCAAGGATTCAGGAGTAACCATGTCTACCATCTCAACATCTGTTTTAAGGCTGTTAAACGGCTGTCTAAGGCACTTTCTATTGGCAATGGTACAGAGCCATGTGTATAGCTGACTATCGCCTTTAAACGCCCCTAATCCCCTGTATGCATCTAGCAATACATCCTGAGTTATTTCTTCTGCCTGTGCATCATCATTCACTCTCCTACGTATGAATCTGTATATACGTTGTCTATACATTGACACTAGGGTGGCGTAAGCCTTCTCACTGCCCCCTAATGCCTCTGCGATAAGCTCTTTATCAGATTTCACATACCCCCGCTACGCAAGCAAGCTGTTGTGCTCCCTCAACGTTATCGGTAGTTTCAATGAATGCATCCCAATCAATTGTAGATGGCATCTTACCTTTCATAGCCTCATACTCAGATTGATTAATCTCCTCGTAGGGTGCTTGACGATATGTGCCACCATCCCAAGGGAGGAATGAAATGCCACTAATCTCATCGAAGTGTTCCCACACCCATGCACCTACTGAGGGCCAATCTTCTTCTTTGACATACACAGTTACAGATGGCTTATGTTCGCACCAATGACGTTGGTAGGCAAGCCACAACTTCAGGTGAGTAAAGCTATCTAACTCATCACGTGTAATACAACCGTCAGGTGCTTTCATAGGAAAGCTAAAGATAGTTGTATCCAAAGGTTTCATTACATCAACTTCCGCAGGTATTCCCTGATCTTTAAGAAACTGTGTAATAGGGTCTTTGTTATCATTTCGTACACGACGAATATAATACTGGCTATGGCGAGCATGTATACCCGAAGCACTATCCACAAGTTGCGACACAGTGCCAGATGGCTTGACACAAGTAATTGCCGCAGACTGAGGGATTCCGAGAGTCTCAGCAAACTCCTTATTACTAGTAACTGCTTGTTCACGTAACATCTCCAATCTTGATGACAGACCCACATCATTTACATCGTTCAACAACTTGCAGTCAAGGATTCCTGTGATGGATACTCCAAGAAGTCGTTCAGCTTCAGTATTGTTCTGCCAGATTTTTCTAAGATATGGAAATTCTGTGAGAGTAGACTGGAAAGTTCCCAAGATAGTGGCAAGTCGCACTTTTCGGAGAAGGCTAGATTCAGTGTCAGTTTCTCTGGCGACCACTTCAGTAAGGTTACAGAATTGATATGGACGTAAAATGATCTCGGAACAAGGATTAGTTCCAAAGTCAAAGTTGCTATCTCGTCTTCCATTCTTTTCAACCGTATGCTTAGCAGCTTGCCTTGAGAAAATCCCCCGTTCTCCGCTGTGAGACTGATACAACGCCAACCATTCTGACATAAATTCCCCAACTGTGGGCTTGTCATTATAAGAGGCACTGTTGTTTGCCAAAGCTCGTTGTCCCTCTCGCTCCCACCAATTTCCGCTTTTAGCATGTCTCATCCTATCGTCAGACAAATCAGACAAACTAATCATAGCAGACCTACGCACACCACCTACTACAACTACTTCACCAATCTTACACATAATGTCATGGCACTCAAGGCTGTTCAACTTACGACCAGCAGCACCCTGAAACTTACTAATAACAAACTTGAACAAGTCTACCAATGGTTCAGGGCCTGATGCTCTACCACCAAACACTTTAAGTCGAGTACCCGCAGGACGTACTTTACTTACGTCCCATTTTGGGATTTCACCACTGTACAGAAGTGCAAGAATTTGTCGTAAAGCTTTTGCCCAACCTGCTTTACTGTCTGACACCACAATTGTAGTGTCACTGTTAAACATGAGCGCAGGTACATCAGGTAATTTCGAAACATATTTACTCTCCACACTAAAACCAACACCAGTGCCACATAACAGAATGTACATGGCTTCGTCAAAACTCTTTACATCATCAACAGGTAGATAGCTACAATTGTAACCAGCAGTGTTGTCACGATCTAATGCTGTACCAGCAGTCATCATAGCTCGCATAGATGGCATTACTTCGTGATTAAGAATGGCACTATGCAATTCATTAAACAACTCTTGTGGCATATGGTAGTTCATCTTAGTTTCAAGATGCTTGTGCATAAAACCCATGTAACGATCTACAGTCTCAGGCCAATGCTCACGTCTGTTACTAGTATCGATGAATCGTGAGTAACGACTCTTAGCAATAAATGTTTGGTAACTATCCATTAATCCTCCAGTTTATCTTCATTAAAAAATGCAATCTCTACAATACCTAAGTAGATACATAAATATAATCCCGGCCCTGCATTTAATTCAAACCCAAATGCAAGACCTCCCATAAATCTAAATCCCGTTGACATGATTTATCTCCATCTTGTTTTCTTCTAACATCTTCATGTTAAATAAGATTTGTTTAGCATCATTACTCAACATCTTATAGAACAAAGGGCCATACTTACCTGAACACACAATCTCATCAAACGCTTTAATCGTGTGGTGTAACCACGCTTCTTCCTCGTTTTGCATCATCTTTCTCCTTAGCTGTTTTCTTCTTATGACATGTAGAGCATAACACTTGTAGGTTCTCACCTTCACAGAACAACCTATCAATGTATACATCCCAAGACACAAAACCAGTAGTGGGGTCAACTACTGGATTAACATGGTCTACTTGAACATCTTTAGATACGTAGTCTTTACTACATGCAGCACACTTATAGTGCATTGCTTGCTTACCTGTCTTCTTATTGATCTTCTTACCTACGAATGCAGTTTTAAGTGCAACCCATTTAGGAGGCCATCTACGCATACCACCACGCAGAGTAGAAGTAATGAAGCTACGATAGCGACCCTCTGTCCACTCACCGTTGTTTCTCACGAAACAATTACCTCTGATTCAGTTTCAATCCACACATGTGCACCACAAGATAGTGGTTTAGTTGGATTATACACTACTTTGCAAGGCCCTGCAATGGACACGCTAGACCCGTATGTATTTGTTTTATACGTCTTAACAGTTAACACAGGATTAACTTCATTGTTCTTGCGGTTAGATTTAATAACATGTTGGTTAACATGTATAATTGTTTTCATAATCTAGTTTCCATGTATAAGCCTACATTACCTAGTGCATAACCAATGAAGGCTATGCCTAGTCCTGTCTTGCCTGTTACTAGTAACTGGATAGCTACTATTGTGTACACAACACCTATCATTGCAATAAGCCAACTAGCCATTGTTCTTCTCCTTCAGTTTGGCTTCGATAGCGTTATAAAAACTAAGCTGTGTTGTTGTGGACTCCATGCAACAAGCCGCTATTTCTTCAACCGTCAGCCCTACCCATGTGCGCTGTGCTTCAAGTTTTGTTAGCCGCACTGTTATTTCATGCAATATTTGTTGTAAATCGGGCGTCATGTGTTCTTCTCCTTAACACCCCCGAAGGGGTATTGCTTTACTCGGACTTAGCTTTGCGTTTCTTTGACTTGACAGGTTCTTCTTCTTGTTCAGCCAACTTGTCCCACAATTCTTCTTCTGTAAGAGGCTTACCGTTTTCTGTAGTTGCATCAATATAAATTGTATATCCATACGCACCGCTAATCAGGTTAGCAAAGTTTTGTGCTACATCTGCATATGTAGTCCACTCACCAAGATCACCCTCAACTATGTGTTTAACGCCATATTCTTCAAGTTCAAATTTAAATTTCATTTTGTTCCCTTTGTTTAAAGTCTTGCAATTGTTTATTCCACTCTTTAGTCTGTGCGTTATTAATAACAGCACGCTTCCTAGTCTTCCCAATCTTCTCCAGTTCCAAGGTCTGCTTCGTCTTCTTCAATTGTGTCTTCTTCTGTGTAGTCATGTGTCGGATAAAAGTTAGTATAGTTTGCAACAAGTACGTCAGGTAATAGTTTGATTATGTCTTCAACTGATACACCTAACGCAATTATTAGTTCAACTGGGTCATCAAAATTATCCTCCACAAATCTAGTTACTGCAAGAAGCTTATCCGAGTAGTTCATATTTTCTCCCAAGATATTCAATGCTCAAGAACATCTCATCGAAATGACCATCCTCAACCTCATTCAACACAACCAAACCTCGCCAGTGTCTATTGCTAAGCTTGTCCATGTAGCTCTCATCATGTAGATAATAACTACCCGCAATTATAGCACATACTGGTTTACCATCTGCTCGTTTACTGTAGGCAACTTGCTTACCTTGTTGGTGACCAGCAACACAAGACATATGTAGCTTATTAATAATAGTAGCCGCACTACTCGCAGGTCGTCCCATCGCCCCAACAGGCCAATAATGGTTAAAACCAACACCATTAATAAACACAGGATGTAGAAACTCATGCACTTCCCAATCGTCTTCGTAACACAAATCTTTAGTTGATATAAGCCCTTCTAGTGTAGGATTGTTGTTTACAGCACGAGTTATGCGGTTCTCATGGTTGCCCATAAGCATCACCATACGTGGCTTATAAACCTTCTCCTTGTTTTTCTTCTGCTTATTCTGCATATCTTTGATAGGTGCAAGAAGTTTAGCCATAGCTTCTTTAGCTACGTCAATGTCTTTCTTATACCGTAATCCCTCAAAGTATTTGCTACCAACTTTATCATGTGTAGATAGGCTAGGCATATCTGCAAAGTCACCCATGTTAATCACAACATCAGGTTTATATTCACAGATAGCCTTACCTGCCCATACCAGATGGTCAGTAGGAACACCTTCCTTAATTTGACAATCAGGTATTACTAGTATTTTCATTTCTTAACCGTCTTGGTTTTCATGGCTTTACGCATTGCATTGATCTCATCAACAATAAGAACCATCTTCTTATCAAACGCAGCCGCATCCTTTTGGTCGTTATGTGCAATCCACTCACTAAAGTGAACAGTTTCACGACCATCATGGACAGAAAGCCTAGCATCACCATCATGGTCTACTTGCCACTGGATGTATGCGTTATTATCTGTACCCAAAAACTTACGTGCTGATGCACCTTTAATTTTTCTATTAAGAATTCCAAACATTATACTACCTCCATTACACGTGGAACATCCACTACATCTACCAAAAATTCTGGCCCATGACTGTACAAGAATGTACGCATCTCAGGCCAGCACTCGCCTTTAAAAGAACAATAGCTACACGCTGTGCATAGTTTCTTATTCTTACTCGTCTTACTTTGTGGCACTGCTTCGAGTCTAGGAATCTCAGCAATGTTACTAGTAACTGTCTCAACAGCAAAGTCTGCCTGTTGTGCAAATAAACCTCTATCCACTTGGATAGGGTAGTAGTTGATGTGACCTAACTCTTTTTGTATAGTAACAAAACCAGCAGTGTCATTATTGAGAGCAGCAGCATATCCGTTTAGTTGTTGATAGTAACCAAATGGGTCATCGACAAGTCCTCCTTTGAATTTTTCTTCGGAGTACTTTGTAACACTCTTAACGTCAACCACTACCCCATCAATTACGGCATCAATACGTCCACGAACATACCAACCACCACCCACTTCATACAACACACGTTCCTGCTTAGCTTCTACTTTGTGCCCTGCACTCTCTGCTACGTTCAGTACCAGTTCCTCAAGTATATCACCATAGAAGAATTTAAGCAATAGATTACCATCAGGTTTAGTGGCAATCTCAGGTGCATTGTATTTGTACCATAGCTGTCGTGGGCATGGTGTGCCTACCTCACTAAAGTACAATACCTTCTCGTCACGTTCACTACCTCGTGGTGTAAACCACTTGTCGTAACTGACAGATACATTCGTGTTACTAGTAGCATTAGGAATGCCACCAGATACCACTGAGTACATGTCAGCTACTAACGTGTCAATTGTTTTCATTCATCAGCCTTAGTGTCAGCCATAGCGATAGCTTGTTCCATATCTAAGTCACCACATGAGTAGGCTTCAAACATACGTGCTATCTCAATAACTTCATTAGCCAATGATTCCCAATTAGATTTGTCAGTGGGCTTAACGCTATCTGTAATCAACTTAACTGCATTGCTAATAGAGTTCTGACGAACAATGGCTCTATCTCCATGCAGGGCAGGGATGGGGAATACCTTTGGCGACCCATAGGAGGGCTTAGAAGGGGCTGTAGCAGACGTGCTAGGGGGTGGTGTGGGATTACCCTTACTAAGCAACCGTACACTCTTTTCATCTACCTGTTTACCATAGGTACTATCTGTGAATTGAAAGTCAACCTCATCTCCAATAGAGAACGTAGGCTTCTTGAATCCATACCCATAGCGTTCGCCATTTGCGAATACCGAATAGGCTTTCTTAGGGCCAAACTTGGTATTAACTTCTTTATCAATGATGTTCTCAATAATATAACTCATATTAACTCCAGTTCTGTTTTGTCTTGCCAATTTTTACCTACTTCTACACCAACCTTTAGTTGGCATGGAAAGTCTATGTCGAAGTACTGTTTCAAATACATTGGTGCATTCTCCAGTGTCTTCTTTGCTATAGAAGCTGCTTTATAACATACTTCTTGAGTTGTGTCAAGTACTACGCTATCATGCACAGTCATTACTAATAATGCCTGACCAGATATATCTGCACTCTCTAACTCACGTAACAAGATACCTACCATCATAGGCACTACGTCACCTGTTGCAAAGCCCTGTATAGGCCAGTTCTTTAGTTCTGTTGGACTAAATGTAAGTTCTCCTTTCTTGTATTCATTAGCATATTTATTAAATAAGTAATGTCTACCTGTAGGACTAGAATGAAAGTATGTGTATTGAGGCCCACTCTTACTCTCATCATAACTTACTACACAGTCATCATTTGCTTTCTTAACTATTGACTCATGGTATTCCTTTACTCCTTTATACCTAGTGTAGAATGTACTAATAAACTTCTTAGCTGTTGCTCTATCGCATCCACTCTGTGCCATAAGAGTTGTAACTCCTCCACCATACACAAGCAAGAAACTAAACCGCTTGAATGGTTTACGTTCTACATCTGTAGGGTAGCGTCCATACATTCCTTTGTACAGTTCTTTGTGCATATCTCTGCCATTGTTAATGTCTTCGATAAGCTGTTTGTCATTAGCTAAGTACGCTAACGCTATCATCTCAAGTTGTGAATAGTCAAGCTCTAGTATCTTACCGCCTACAAACCTACTCACGTAGGCTCTCTTAACATTACCTGAATCAGTTTGATTCTGTAAGTTAGGATTAGTAGCAGACAATCTACCTGTCTTAGTTGCACAATGATTTAGATTAGGGTATATCAAACCACTAGGGAAGCGTAAGTCATTCAATCCTTCATAGTAAGTCTCCTTAATCTTCTTTGCATCACGCATTACTAATAACTGAGCAGCAAACAAATCACCTGATGATGACAGTCCCTTAAGCACTGCATCATCTACACTGTAATAGCCACTCTTACCAGCCTCAATAGTAGGTATATATTTACCCTTAACAGTGCGTACCTTGTCTACGTTCTTGTACTTAGGCTTACCATTCTTGTACTCACCAACCAACTCACGTTCTACATATTTCTCCTCACCACCAAAAAAGTACAATGACAATTGCTTAGGACTCATGTAGTCAACATCACCTACAAGAAGTCTGATTGTCTCTGCCGTACCTCTGACTACCTCACCATATTGTTTACACATTTGATCGACATAATACCAATTCAGAGACATACCATTACGGTTCATCTCAATGGTGGCACGTAGTGCATCCATCTGTGTGAACATCAACGGCATGATACCCAACTGTTCTGCTTCTTCCCATTGCTTCTCAAAGATAGTCGCAGTGTTGTTAACGTCTGCACGTAGATAGGCCAACAACTCACCACCGGGTATATCTTCTGTACGTACACCTGCTTTCCAATACTCCTTAATCTTGTCATCCTTCAACGCATGGTCGCCTATATACTCAGCAGTTAACTCATCAAGACTTGCATATAAATGTCTCTGTCCTGATAAAAGATATGCTGCAAGTTGTGTATCCCACACACGTGGCAAGACATTACTAGTATTGCGGTAGATGTATAACAAATCAAACTTAATGTTATGACCTACAACTAAAGCAGCCAAACTAATTTCATCTAACAAAGGTTCTGTATCTACTCCTTTAGTTGCATAACATATATGTACATCTGCCCCGTCACGTAGCCATTTAATACCAGAGGCAATAATTTTATTACCCATCCACATAGGGTTAGCCTTGTTGTTACCAACTGGACAATCCATTGTAGTTTCTAAATCAAGTACTAGCGTGTTGCCCATTTTGATTTGTACCTCGCTTTTGATGGTTCAATCTCTACTTCAAAGCATCCGTGTCTGTGGGCTTCAAGGGTATCCTTACCTCCGAATAGTTTGTTCTTAGGGACATGGATAAAACGTTGTAAATCCATCGCAGGTTCGTTACTCTTACCAATGGTGATGATGGCATCTGCTTCTCCAATCTTGTCTGTCTTACTACCACGTAGTTGATTCATTTGAATCCACTTCTCACCCTCACCTGTACCATCCACCTGTGATATTGCAATCACTGGACAATACTCTTTAGCTAAGTCTCTAGCCCATTCGTACAGTTTACCAATGCGTAAGTCATCACGTGACTCGTTACTAAACCCATGCACCTTATCAAGTTGGTCAAAGATAATAAGTCCGGGCTTGAATTCAGCAAACAGTGTGCTAATTTTATTAACACTCTTGATACCGCTATCATCATCCAACACTAAAAATCTTTCACCACCGTTACTAGTAAACTCTGTCTCATACTTCGATGGGTTAGATAGTAGTTCACCTGTTGTTACACCATTGTATGCCTGTATCACACGCATCATAACCTTGGTACTTGATTCCTCATTGTTAATCCATATGACATGCTCATCATCATGTAGTTGGCTCATCATGTAACTAGCTTCACTAGCTACGAATGTAGTCTTACCACTCTCAGGTCGTGCTGCTACGATAATGAAATCACCCTTACGCAACGGGCCTAGTGCTACATTCAACTCTTTAAGTCGCCATTCAAGACCCCCTGTAGCCACAATCTTAGATAGATAAGACAGACTAGGACTAACGAATACATCAGATTTTTCAACACTTGCACCTATCTCTTTCTTGTAATCGTTAAGCATAGGCTCAATGGATGTAAGCTCACCACCTGACCCTGTACCAATCTTCATACACACATCATAGATACGTGTGGCATAGTCAACCTCAATTAACTTAGCCAGAATATCTTTAACGATTGGAGGCTCAACCTCCATGCTCCGACTTAACCACATGAATGCTTGCTCATATAGCGCAGGGTCTTTTAACTTCTTACCACGTACAATATTAAAGAATGTATGAAACTCATTTACATCTACCTTAGTTCTAGTAGGGTAGTTGTCCCAATATTCACCTAATACATTAAATATATCTAATGTAATAGAGGATACATTGTGTTTCTTTACATGTTCTTTAAATCTATTATACGTATCTTTCTCACTAACTACAGTTAGTAAATCAATATCATATGACATTACAATTCCATTTCTCTAAGCTTGTCTAAAGATATTTCTTTTGGTTGAAGCATGTTGATACTAGTAATGTGTTTAAATACTGGACTAAGTTCTTTGTATATTTTAACAGCACCTTCATGCCCCGCTACATCGTCGTCTAACCATAACACAACTCTACTGTGGTTGTCAAGTAGTATGTCAGGCAGTATACCTGTATCAAGTTTAGTACCTAACAAACACAATGTAGAATAACCTGCATAGTGTAACTTATATGCACTTAATAAGTCTTCTACAACTACTAATGTGCTACCAATACGTGTATCAGTACTTCTAATGTAATGTGACTTACTCATACTTCTAGGTACACTAGTAATATATTTAGGTTTCTTATCATACCTACGCAATTGATAACCACGATTAGTTTCAGTATATCCACCAAAAGGTAATACAATACCATCATCTATCTCACGAATATTATATTCTTCTACCATATCACCATTAAAACCATACTGACCTAACCACAACTGACCCATAATATTAAACTTATATAAGTCTCTCTGTGAAAAATGCTTAAACTTCTCACTTAAGTGGCGAATTATATGAGTGTCTTCACTAGTGCCCGTCATTAACTTTATTCTGCTAACTGTTTCACGTGTCCTATAATAACCGCTATCACCACAATTAAAACAATGCCACAGATATGCATCGTCTACATGCTTAACACCAAACCGTTTACGTGTGTCCACACCCATATGACAAGTAGCATGATTGTATTTAGCAGAATGTCCTTCGTCAATATCTTCGTAGTCGGGTGCATTACTAGTAAGCTCATTCAACGCCTTTTGTCCATATAATGTAGTCATTCATTATCCCCTCTGTTATCCCAAAATTCACTACACTCAGGTGCTTCGTATGGTACTACAGTAAAATACGATTGTCTAAATTCATTTGATTTTGCTGTGAATCGGTAACAATTGTCCCGCATAGGACAAATTAAATTACGCTTCTCATCAGCACCTTTACACTTTGTAATGTCAGCCATAAAACCTCCATAATTAATGATGACAGACCTTGCGGTCTGCCGATACATCACTCACCAAATACCTTGGTGTAGAATTCTTGCACAGACTTAACGTCGTCAGCGTTAAGCTTCTCAGTGAATGCAGTCTGCAATGCAAACTTAACATCATAACGTTGACACTTACGTGCCCAGTTAATCAGTGTACGTGGTGACATGGTAAGACCAATCTTACCTGAGTCATACGCATTACGCACCAGTGCTGCAACACGCACCATCTTAGTTGCAACATCCTTAGCGATGTTACTCTTACTAGTAATGATGGCTACCTCATGCTTCTGGTCGAGATATGCAAGACGGATAGTGTTAGTGAATCGGTCGATAGTTGCACTGTTCTGAATACCTACACCAGAGAATGCACCTGTAGTGTCACCTTGTCCAACAGTGTTACCTGCAAACACCAGACGGAAGTGTGCATCAGGGTTAACTGTACGGTCAGCAGATGTGCCGGGTTTTTCCTTGAGATAGAGATAACCACCGTCTTCTAACAAGTTCTGCATACCCATAGCAATCTCAGGGGGCATCAGTTCCCACTCATCTACAAGGCACAATGCACCATACTTACATGCCTCAGTGATAGCACCATCTTTCCACTCAGTACCTACACCCACACTAGCAGTGAGCATACCAAACAGTGACGCACTCTCAACATCACCTGACATGTTGATACGAATGAAGGGACGATTAAGCTTAGCACATACATACTTAACCAGCGATGATTTACCGCTACCTGTAGGCCCTGTGAGTAGGCTCTTGTCACCATCTTCGATACCTGCTACTAGTAATGCTGCCTCTTGCTTCTGCACTACATAGTCAGGGTCTGCGCTAGGTACAAGACGTGCTACCTCTGCATCAGTGTTGTTAGGCAATACAGTGACAGCAAAGTCACCGAAGCTAGGTGTATAGCCAAACACCTTACTGAATAGTTTCTGACCATCACCTACAACCACTGACTTAATGATTGTATCAGGTGCTGCCTCAGCTACAGGTGTAGTAGGTACTTTACCTAAGTGTGCTGCGATAGCCTTAGCTACTTTGTCGTTGATCTCTGTTGCCATGTTAAATACTCCTATCTAAGACTGAAAGAATTGTTGATGAAAGATTGTCCACGTTGTTAACTACTTCATGTTTCTTATAAAAATGACGCACATTATCGTCAAGAATACCAATACCATATACATCTACCCCACTTGATTCAATGTCTTTAACTACACGTGCTGTGTATGCTGTAATGTCACCGTGTGAGTCACGACCTGCTGGACTACCATCAGACAATACTAGTAACACCTTACGCTTTTCTCTACGTAAGCTTAACACATATGCCGCATATGCTAACGCATCACCGTCTGTATTCTCCCACAGACAGCCACTAGCAGTCTTGAATCTAGACACTAGCTCAGGTGTAGATACACGTTCACCGAAGTCATTGAACACCCATATCATAGGCTCATCATTGCCCTCTACATTGGTAAACCCTAGCACATTGAATGCTATGTTCAGTGGTTTCAATGCCTCTGCCATAGCACCTGCACCACTACATGCCATCTCAAACTTGTTACCTGACATACTACCGCTACAATCCACCAACAATGTAACCGCAGTATCTAACGTGTCACTTACAATACGCTTACGGAATACACGTGTACTAGCATCAGTGTCACCTGATAACAGCTTGTGCAAGCTACCTGTGTGTAACTTACCACGCTTTAATCCGTACTCATACCTGTCCCTGCTACGTGTCTGCAACCGCATACGCAACTGATTAGCTAAGGGCTTAGAGTTACTAGTAATGTACTTAGATACCCTATCATCTTTCATATAGCCGGTATGCCCACGTACTACTCTATGCAACTCAGGGAAGTGAATGATGACGTACTCATCCTTATGAGGGATAGTGTATGCACCATCAAGATCAGCACCACTCATTACAAGGTGTATACCTGTACGGCTAGGCTTATGCTCATGCCCTATGGCTTTGATAAGCTTCTCTACATTTACAAGCTTATCCTCATCAGAGCCACCTGTACCCTCAGAATCACCGCTATCATCAGCACCTTTATCACCCTTACCCTTACCTTTACCACTGCCACCCTCACCCTTCTCATCACCCTCATCACTGTAATCCTCAGCTTTACCGTCGAACAAGTCAGCTAAGATACGTACAGCTAGGTCATACACACGTTCACCTACATCTAACGCTGTATCAGCCCGTAATACTAGTAACTCATCAGTGTATTTCTCAAGCTTGTGGAGCTTGTCAATACCATCATCATCTAGCATGTTAGCCATTACATCACGTGTTTCTGACGCATTAGTAATCCATGTACGCAGTGCTGCATCCCACACAAACAAGGGCAACACAACACGCTGCTGCTCTGCTAGTTCTGTATCAGTAGATACAATACGCTTAACAATGTCATCTGTATACAACACCCAGTAGTTGTTACTAGTAATTGCATCACCCATATACTGACTATCGTTAATATAATCAATACGATGGTCTTCAATAAGGTTATTAATCAGTGCCAATAACCCTACAGGCTTGTACTTATTCAGTACGCCAAAGTCACTGTATTGCACATGGCTTGTCTCATGCTTTACATAGTAACGCATACGTGTCAGCCACTCAGCCGGTGTAGTACTAGTAATGGATGGCAACCACATTATGCGTCCATCAGTACGTGGTGTACTGGATGGTGTATCCCACACAACCTTAATGCCACCATTTCTAGCACAACCTGCGACATACGTCTCAAAGTTGACTACATCTAGATAGTTCATCAGTTCACCTTTGTTACATCAGGGTACATATAGGTAACGAATATACGATGATACTCGCTATCTAACCAGTTTTCTACCACCTCATCAGCCGGTGTACTCTCAAAGAATTCTTCTATCTCATGCATAACTGCATCAGCTTCAGCGAAAGATTTGAATTCAAGCGTTCTATTCGTTGTCATTCCACACCTCCCAAAAGAACCAACCCACATATGTACATGCCAAAAATACTACTACAGTATCAATTAAATCCATGATGACAGACCCCTTTATTAGTTTTGCTCCAATAGAATGAGAACCCAAACCGGAACAGTTTAACAAAGTGTAAACCGCCTACCTTTTTATATGAAATTCTTTTCATTACTTACCCCTTGCTAATACATCAGATATTTGCATACCTAGCAGTGCACCGCCCATTACTAGTAACGTTGTCAGTGCATAGTACCCATCAATAGTGTACATGCAATAGGTAATTACCAGTGCGATAGCTACAGATAGCAGCATGTTAGCGAATGTATACATCATGTTCCCCTTATATATAAAGATTCAAAGTGTTGACGCAGTACATCGTCGTCCTCGAAATTATTCGTATCCTTTTGCAATTGCTCTGCATCATAATCTTGAAACCACAGCGTCTCATTAGTTATGTTGTCTTCCACCTCATATCCCCAACCATTACCATGTGACGTGATTGTGTAACGTTCAGTGATTGATAAGAATTCATGTGCCATGTTATCCCCTTGATTAATGTTACTAGTAACAGCCCCTATTTCTAGGGGCATGTTCACTTAGTTAGTTGCAGAGTAGTCTTCCACCATGCGATGTGCAAGGGCTGCATATGCATCAGCGATGGATGACATTTGCTCACGTGTAAACTGCTCACGTGTGTCGCTGTCATATTTCTTGCTTGCTTGCTCGATGAATGCCATCATTCTATCGAAGTCAGTCTTCGCTTCATTCAATTCTGATTTACCCTTGGGCATTGGATTCTCATTCTCGTCACGTTCAAAGCCGCCATCTTCAGTGCGTTTCCACACCTCTACGTTATTAGTAATGGCTTTGCCTACCACACATTTGGCAGACCGCAGACTATTTTTCTCATCCTTAGTTAACTCTCGGATATTATTGAGAGTTGCTACTAGATTCTTATGAGTAGCATCCAGTCCTTCCATGTTATGCGGTGTATATGGATAGCATGTAGCACGTACATAATTTGCCCATATGCCTTCACCTGCATTGCGACTAGCGTCTTTCGCATCTTTTGAAGTTGACAATGCATTGCGTAATTCTGTTTCGTATGACATTTTGAATTCCTTTTACAGTTTGATTTGATTTACTAAGGCTTGAACAATGTGCTACTAGTAACACACTGTAGAAAACCCTAGGTTTTCTTGGTAACATATCCCCTATGCCATAAGGGTTTTACCTGTGGTTTTCACCACTGCACTGCTCAGGAACTCGTATGGACAGTGTGCGTGCCATAGTCAAAGCTTTCCTACACGTTTTATAAAGGGAACGTATTCCTTGTTTGATGCGTTGCATGTTAACATGTAAACCTTACATGAAACTTACAACCATCCGGTCAACCCCGATCAATCAACCGATGCACCGATATTAGCATAACTAGATAACCTTTGCAACTTAGGGGTTATTCACCCCTTGCTGTTACTAGTAACCCTTGTAGTGCTGAACCGATGACTGAAATGTAACCGATCAACCTTACACCAACCTTACAACCCTATTGAGACAAGGGTTATTATGGCACAATTATTGCTACGTGCGTGCGGGCGCATGTATATAATATTAGTGTATATTGTATATCTACGTACTACAGTATGGATATACAGTTGTTAATAACCTGTGGATAACTATTATTGTGAATCTAAATGAGAATCATTCTCAATAACTATATGATGTTACTAGTAATTATATATAATAATAAGTATATAACTATATATAGTATCCGGTTATAGTATATATAAAGATATAATATAACTATATACTATATAACTATATATATTACTATAGTATATTATATATATATGTATAATGTATACTATTTCAGTACTTCTTCTTCAATTCTGAGTACTTTCGTACTATGGCGTAGCCACTAAGGGGGGTAGGGGGGTTGGTTTTATATAAGGGGAACATGATGTATACATTCGCTAACATGCTGCTATCTGTAGCTATCGCACTGGTAATTACCTA